AGACGGTGGAACGATAGGTGTTGCCTCTGCTAATGATGCGATGACAATTAGTAGTGCTGGTATCGTAACATTTAAAGATGATATTCTAATCAAGGATGGTGGCACGATTGGTGTTGCATCTGCGGCAACTGCGATTACAATCGCATCTACAGGCATTGTAACATTCGTTGATGATATCATTATCAAAGATGGCGGCACTATTGGGTCAGTAACTGATGCTGACTCAATAACAATCGCTTCTGATGGTAAAGTCACATTTGGGCAACAAACAACTCATAGCAATGGTATTCTTGTCGCTGACGGTGGCACTATTGGTTCTGCTTCAGACACAGATGCTATTTCAATCTCATCTGGTGGTGTCGTTGCTATTTCTGCCACAACAGCAAATACAGATGCGACTGATGGTGCGTTGACTGTCGCTGGTGGTGCTAGTGTTGCCGCAGACTTTTCAGTGGGTGATGACCTTAGACTTATATCAGATGATGCGATTTTGTCATTCGGTGTTAATAGTGATGTAACTCTAACACACGTTCATAATACAGGAGTAAGATTGAGTGACAGCATGGCTCTGTTGCTAGGGACTGGTGATGACATATCCTTCTCTTGGGATGGAACGGATGGCCATCTTGCCGTTGCAGGCACACTTAATGTTGAAGGCTCTGGTGAAACTCTTGCTAAGTTTATTGATGACGGTGCTGTTGAACTTTATCACAATAATGTCAAGAAGTTTGAAACAACTGCCGCTGGTGTAACTCTTACAGGTGAACTTCAGACCACTGGTTTTGCCAGTTCAGATTTTGCCGCTGCGTTTATTGTTATTGAAGATGGCGGAACAGATGGCTCTGGCACTGACGCTGGAGATAATATTATAATTGAAGACGGTGGCACAGATGGTGCTGGTGCAAACGCTGGGGATGATTTATTAATGGAAAACGTAACATCGTGGGTAACATCTGGATTTACCATTAGAGATTCTTTTGGAAACCATTTGCAGACAGTCAATGGCGTATCGTAATGGCAGTAAGAAGACCAATAGTATTTGACACTCCAGATTTTGTCGAGCAACTACAAGTGCCTCAGGACGCTGGTACTCCAACTGGAAATATGACAGCGGGGGGTGGTCTTGCGGCAGCATTTGATGGTGATGTTGAGAATTACAATGCTGGTGCCCAACGAAATGCAACCAGTGGTAATATTGGTAAAGATTTTGGGTCAGGAGTTACCAAAACAATCACTGGCGTTATCGTTAAAATGCTTGGCAACGCATCAGTTGACGGTGGAGCCGGAACAGAAACCATGACGCTCACAGTTGAGCGTTCTGACAATGGAACAGATTTCACAACAATATTTACTGAGTCTAGTATATCAGTCGCTGCTGGCGCTGTAATTACAAGACGAGATGGGTTCACAAATACAGCGGCTGCGAGATTTGCTAGAATTAGTATATCTCATAGTGGCGGCGCTGAAACTCATGTTTCTGAGCTAGAATTTTATGAGGAAGTGGTGTCGCCACGAACCGACTCATCTGGTTTCTTTAGAGAATTAACAGATGCAGAGTTACTAGAATGGCAAACTGCCATGATAGACCACTATGCAGCTAATCCAACATCAACTTTATCTGTTGTCTCTAATAGTGGCACGATATCACCGACAATGACAGATACAAGATTGCAAGCTGGTGCGGCAAAAACTGGTTCTGATGGTTTTGTGGCCTCATTTCCTAACTCTAGTCAAACAGATGATGTGACAACCGTAACGGTCAACTTTGATAAAGTCTCTGGTGCGTTTGATACCTCTAACACAGGCACCGCTGACACTGGGTATAACTATCCACTTTTTTTCAGCGGTGAGGGTAACAGTGGTAGCATACAACCAATGAATCTTCAAGACTTAGTAGACTCTCTGATTGAGCCAACCATTGATTTGATGGTTGCTGCCACAGAATCTGATACCACCGCTGGAACTTTCACAATAGATACGAATAGCTCTAAAACTGGTTATACAGAAGTGTCCGGCTCAGGCACCGCAATATTTGTGGATACCAGAGCCGATACTTCAGCTTTTACTGCATCTGGTATTCCAGAAACATTAGACCAGTCAACAAATGTAAACTCATACTATCTTCATAGGAGAAATGCTGGAAGCACAGTGCCATCAACTAAATTATTGTTTCTAGATAATGAATATGCTGATCCAACGAATACTAAAGATTTTGATATACGACAATATAGTATCGCTGAAGCGACAACCTTGCTAGGAACTTGGTTGCAAGTCTATGCGGCTGAAGTTGCTGGTTATAAAATTACATACTCAATAACAACGGATGGTTCTGGTGGGAATGCTAGAGGCTCTAGTATGGTGGACACTAAATTAAATAGTAGTGTTTTTTCAACGACACTCCAGAATGTTGATGATTATAGAGCGCAAGAGTTTCCCGCTGGTTCGCCCGCAACCATTAACACATATACGTTAAGAGTTACTAAGGCATAGGAGAAAATAAATGGTTGATGTTCCAACAACAGATTTCGCTGGTTATCATGGAAGAAATCGTCCTTTTCCATTTTGTGGTAGGATCATTGAGGCATATTATACAAACCCTGAGTTGGATACGGTATGTGTGACTTATAGAGAGGATGAGCAACTAACTCCAGATGGTGAGCCAAGAGCGTATGATTATTATATGGAAGTTGATGAAGCTGATGTTAGATTTCAAGCTTTGCTGAAAGAATATTCATACGAGGATTTACAAACAACAACTGAAGAAAGACACAAGATATATCGTAAAGATTTTCAAAATATTGTTGGTGAATATATTAAGGAAAATGGTCTAACATCAAGTTTATCTGATGATAGACTCGTAGAAAAAGCCAGGGTTAAACTTTATGATGAATTCTTTTTTAATTTTGATGCAGAAGATCAGAAAAATAAAGAAGAATTATTTAGGTTAAAACTTAGGGTATTTGAAGCCGAAGAGTGTCAAAATGCCAGCAGGAGTCAAAAAGCAAAAATTAGAAAAGCACAAACTCCTATAGAAATAATTTATCATTATTATGACATTACTAAACCAAAGAGAAAAACACGCCCTAAAAAGAAGAGTGAAAAGTAATGTTTGGAATGCTTAAAATATACATGCTTATAGTTGTTGTTGGACTTGTTGGTGGTGTGGTGTATGCTGGTTACTACTATTATAAGGACACACAATCAAGAATTCAAACTTTGACCGAAAACAATGCAAAACTTGAGACAGCAAAGGCTATACAAGACCAAACAATTGATACCTTGATTGCTGATAGAGAAAAGTTTGACAAACTAAATAAAGAGTTGCAAGTAAAATTAGATAAAGCAAATGATTATAAAAATACTCTCATAGATAAATTACGCAAGCATGACCTTGCAAAGTTGAGTATGAAAAAGCCAGGCATGACGGAAAAGAGAATAAACAATGGAACAAAGAAACTTTTTAGGTCGTTGGAAAGTCTCACTGGTGCTACTCCTCCCGCTCCTGTTGTTAAGTAGCGGGTGTAGTAGTTGGCGTGAAGTTCTGCCAGTTGAAGTTAAGACTGTAGAGGTAGAGCGAAAAATACCGACACAAAATAGACCTCGACCTGTGAAACTAGATGATATATATTTTTATGTGGTGTCGGCAGATAATTTTGATGATTTTAGGAAAAGGTTTGAAAAAGAAAACGGAGACTTAGTTTTTTATGCGTTGAGTGTTAGGGACTATGAGACAATCGCATATAATATGGCAGAGCTAAAAAGATTTATTGACCAGCAACAACAAATCATTATCTATTATGAGGAGGCAGTGAAACCCACAAAGAAGGAAGATGCTGATGGGAAAGTTCAACGGAAAAATTAGCGCACAGTTTACAGCGCCAAAAACTTGGGTTTTAGAAAAAACTCTATCATTTAAAACAGATAAACTTGCGCCCGCAGATATAGAAACTTTCAAGGAAGTTAAGGCAAACGTCGATAATAACGGTAGAGTAACTTGTAAGACTGGCATGAAAACTGATCTTGCATCTGTTCCTCGGATTGCTTGGGCAGTGATTGCCCCTTGGGACGTTGCTAGAGCGGCTGTGATACATGACCATTTATATGCGGTGTTACGTTCTTACTATAACTCTGAAGGAATGAATAAAAAAACTTGGCGACGGGCTAGAAAACTGTCTGACAAAGTTTTTTTGTGGGGGATGAAATCCGCTGACCCAAAAGTGTCAGTATTTAAAATATATTCTGCATACTGGTCAGTCAGATTGTTCGGACGCTGGCCTGCAAGCTCTGATGTGAAGGAAAACTAATTATGGGTAAAAGACTTATGTCTGGTAAAGACGCAAAATCAAAAGGTAAAAAATTTTCTCACGGCAGCAATCGTGGTGAGCCAGGTGTTGTCAAGTGGGATGAAGAAAAGCACAAGTGGATTTATGTAGGTAAAAAGTAACAGATGACGTATTGCAAAAACTGTGGCCACGAATCACACTGTGGTAATCCGTTGAGAAAAATAATTGATAAGTCACAACCACATGCGGCTGGACTAACAGAGATTGAGGTTTGTAAGATATGTCGGTGTGAATTGTGTGAAGAAAAATCACAGGTGGTATATAAACGATACTCTGAACTCTGCTTTCATGATCAAAGTAACTGGGACTGGGAATAATGTTTAAACACGGTAAGATAACTCACGAATACGGTTTATCATATGCTCGTGGCATACCTTACTACACTTTGAAACAGATGCAGCAATCAGTGGCTAATGTACAAAAATTATACAAAAAAAAGCTTGACATTTTTGATACCATGTATTACCTAAATATAATTTCGTATGGTGAACTTCAAAAAAGTTATAAAAGTCAACATTTAATAGTGGACACAAGATAATGAAAAGGTTCATGCAGTATATCACTGAAGTTAAAAGTGAACGGATTAAAGTGTATCGGTTAGGAAGCAGACAGGACAATCTCATTGGTAAAAATGCAGCAAGTATTGAGGGAGTTATAAAATTCATTGACCAACAAGATAGACGAGGAATCGGAACTGGAAGTTACATATCTGCTTATGAAGTAGAGGTTATGGGGGGATTTGGAAAATATGCGTCTATGGAAGGAAGTAAAGACAAATCCCACACTCCGAATGAAAGTGGGCCTCCAGTAGGGAGAGACATATCAGGAAACCCAAATTGGCAATCTGTATGGTATTCTTTTCCAAAAGATGGTTCGTGGAAGTTAGTCAAAAAACTAAAAACTCGCTCTATATCAGAATTAGATAAAGAAACAGAGAAGTTAAAGATAGATGATGGTTTTGGAAATATTGCAAAGAAGTGGGAAAGTTTAGGTTGGGTAAAACAGAAAGAAGTTGCTGAGAAACTATTTAGATAAGGAAGTATAAATGTGGTTCTGGATAATATCTGCGATAGCGGGGGGTATTCTAGGTAATGCTGTAGATAGTTGGTTTTCAGAGACCAAACTAGGTATCTGGTTCTATGGTAAAGTTGCTGACATATCTGATTGGGCTGCAAAAAAACTAAAGTTGCAAACCTTATCAAGAGAGGAAGCATGGAAGAAGAAATATCCTAATATTGCAGAAAAGATAAATAACTTAGAAGATAAAATAAAATACTTAGACAGAATACACATGAACGACGGAAAATAGGAGAAAAATGATGGCGGTAAAGGAAGTTGTGGTAAGAACTAGACCAAATACAAGTGTTCCTTTTTGTAAAGCTACAGATAAAGGTTTGCCCGACGATCACGGTGCCCTTGAACTCGCCTCTGGTGAAGTCATCTCTTTTGATATAACCTTTAGTGAAGATGGACTGACTAGGACAACCACAACTATATTTAGAGATGAAGCGACAAGAGAAATTTACAATGATCATGGTGTTTTTAAGGCAGCGATGCTGGCATTAAAACAGGAAGATGAAAGTAATAATATTACTAAAACTGTAACTATTACCGAAGTTTAACACAGGAGAATAATATGAGTTGGCTAAAAGATAGAGTAAAAGAAATGTCCACATGGTCAGGTGCTAGCCTCATAGCATTTGGTCTATTGATAGTTTTAGGTGGCCCTTTCGTAGAACTGGTTGCTTATGCTGCTATTGTGTGGGGTATTATTTCAATTGTAACGAAAGACTAATGTAATGGCAGATTTGGAAACAGAGGTCAAGCTTCTCAAGAAAGAGTTAGAGGACCAACGAAAAATACATGACAGGTTAGACGTTGCGATTGAGAAATTGACCGATGTTTCCAACTCCATTTACCGTATGCTTGCGGTGCATGAAGAAAAACTATCAAGACAAGAGGAAGCTTTGGAGAGTCGCAGAGTTGAAGTTTCTACACAGTTATCAGAGTTGCACTCTAGAGTTACCACAAATACCAAAGAAATCATGGCAGCCGCCGCATCACAACATGCCGACCAAAATAAAGAGATACAAAAAATCAGAGAGGACCTTAATAAAAGAATTGGTGTTCTTGAAAAATGGCGGCATGTCCTTATAGGATGCTCTATCGTTGCAGGATTTATTCTACATAAATTTATGAACTTCTCTTGACATTATGATAATGTTTTGTTACTATGTCATATGTCTTATATTGATGTAAAATACCTAAATCTAATCAGTCCAATGCTTCCTCTTTTCAAAAAGAAAGGGGATAATCTTTGGAACTTTCGTTGTCCATATTGTGGAGACTCACAGAAGTCTCGCACAAAAGCCAGAGGATATGTGTTTCGTAAAAAAGCAGATTTGTTCTATAAGTGTCACAACTGTGGTGCCGGAGCAACATTAGCAAACCTAATCAAGCATGTAGACTCAAAAACTTACGATGACTATATACTAGAACGATATAGAGATGGAGGCACGGTTACCCGTTCTCCTGTTCCCAAACCGGAGTTTAAGTTCGATGCGCCAGTTTTTAAGAAGGATATTTTCAAATCACTTCGATCCATTTCGCAACTGGCCAGCACCCATCCGGCACGAAGATTGGTTGAAGCGAGAGGAATACCAGAGAAATTTCTCTCCAACGATTTATACCTATGTGAGTCATTTTATAAATTCACCAACACGCTAATAGAAAACAAATTTCCATCCTTGAGTGGTGACCACCCAAGGTTGATGATTCCGTTTAGAAACGAGAAAGGAGAAATATTCGCATATCAAGGTAGGGCATTTGGGAAAGAAGTTCCCAAGTATATCACTATCAAGTTAGATGAGGACGCTGATAAGATTTATGGTTTAGACAGGGCAGATAAAAACAAACAAATCTACGTTGTGGAAGGACCAATAGATAGCATGTTCCTTGATAACTGTATCGCAGTCGCAGGGGCAGATTTTTCCAAACCCTTGTCGATTGGTGGAAGATTGATGTTGAATGGTGAGTTGACAATCATATTTGACAACGAGCCAAGAAATAAAGAGATTTGCAAACAGATTGAGAAGACGATAAGTCAGGGAAGAAATGTCGTTATCTGGCCTGACTCAATGAAACATAAAGATATTAACGACATGATACTCGCTGGTTACAGCAAAAAAGATATACAACAAATAATAACAGACAATACCTTTCAGACAGCGGCAGCAAGTCTAAGGTTCGCAGAATGGAGAAAAATAAATGCCTAGCAACTATCTTCCCACATCCTACCAAGAGTTCATTCATTTATCAAGATATTCAAGATGGCTACCAGAAAAAGAAAGACGAGAAACATGGGACGAGACAGTTGCTAGATATTTCGATTTTTTCACAGAACACCTCAAAGAGACAGTAAACTTCACTCTTAGTAAAGAGTTACGGTCAGAACTTGAACAGGCAGTTCTTGGGTTGCGTGTCATGCCGTCCATGCGTTGTATCATGACGGCTGGTGAAGCACTCAAGAGAGAAAATATTGCAGGGTATAACTGTTCGTATGTTGCAGTGGATCGTCCACAGGCATTTGACGAAATCCTTTACATTCTCATGAATGGCACTGGTGTCGGCTTCTCGGTGGAGCGTCAGTATGTTTCGCAGTTGCCCACGATTGCTGATGAGTTCTTTGAGACAGATACCACAATCACAGTCGCTGATTCCAAGTTAGGCTGGGCAAAGGCACTGAAAGAGCTTATCGGTATGTTGTATGTCGGACAGATACCTCGTTGGGATTTGTCAAAAGTAAGACCCGCTGGCGCACCTCTCAAGACGTTTGGTGGTCGAGCAAGTGGACCAGAGCCACTTGAGTCCCTCATGAACTTCACAGTCAATGTTTTCAAGAATGCGGCTGGTCGTAAACTATCTTCTATCGAAGCGCATGATGTGGTGTGTAAGATTGCTGAAGTTGTAGTTGTCGGTGGTGTTCGTAGGTCTGCGTTGATTAGTTTGTCAAACTTATCTGATGACCGCATGAGGGCAGCAAAGTCTGGTCAGTGGTGGAATGACAATCCTCAACGTGCGTTGGCTAATAATAGTGCATGTTATTCAGAAAAGCCAGATATCGGTGTATTCATGGATGAGTGGAAGTCTCTTTATGATTCCAAGTCAGGTGAGCGTGGTATCTTCAATCGTGAGTCTGCCGTCTGGATGGCATCGAAGAATGGTCGTAGAAACACAGAGGATTTTGAGTTTGGCACAAACCCATGTTCAGAGATTATTTTACGCAATCGTGAGTTCTGTAATCTATCAGAGGTTGTAGTTCGTGCGTCTGATACACGGGAGTCTCTTTTGGAGAAGGTGCGGCTTGCAACGATTCTTGGCACATTCCAATCAACACTTGTAAACTTCAAGTATGTGTCCAAGTCATGGAGAAAGAACTGCGAAGAGGAGAGACTTTTAGGAGTCTCTCTCACTGGCATCATGGATTGTAAAATTACAAATGGTAAAGGACCACATGGTTCTCTTCCAGCAATATTAAAAGATTTGAAAGCTGTGGCAGTTCAAACAAATAAAGCTTATTCAAAAATGTTAGGTATCAATCAAAGTGTCGCTGTAACGTGTGTTAAACCGTCTGGGACGGTCAGCCAGTTGACCGACTCTGCTTCCGGTATTCATGCGAGGCACAATCCATACTATATTCGCACCGTGCGTGGTGACAAGAAAGACCCGCTCACAAAAATGATGACAGACGTTGGTTTCCCTGTAGAGGATGATGCAATGAATCCAAGTCATACATCTGTGTTTTCATTCCCCATGAAAGTTGATAACGGTGCGGTGTTTCGTACAGATATGACTGCCATCGAACAGTTAGAACTTTGGAAGACATATCAAGAAAACTGGTGCGAACACAAACCGTCTGTTACGATTTCTGTCAAAGAGCATGAGTGGCTTGAAGTTGGCGCATGGGTATATGAAAACTTTAATTATATGTCAGGTGTAAGTTTCCTTCCATTTTCGGAACATACATATAAGCAAGCACCATATCAAGATTGCACGAAAGAAGAATATGAGATGCTTCTTGATAAAATGCCAGAAGTTGTGGAGTGGAATAAATTGGCAGAATATGAACAAACAGATATGACAATCGGCGCACAAGAACTTGCATGTGCGGCAGGATTTTGTGAAATTCAATGAAGTTGATTGTTTGTCAATCCTGTGAGGCAGAGTTTAGAATAAAACACTCCTTGAATGATCGTCATTATCACATTATGTATTGTCCATTTTGTGGGAGTAATGTTGACGATCCAGATTATGTGGATGATATTGAGTGGAGCGATGAAGACGCAGAGTGCTAAAGCAAAAGGTCGGCGGCTTCAACAGTGGATGCGTGATCTATTGATTGAAAAATTAGATGTTCATCCAGAAGATATAGAGTCTCGTAGCATGGGTGCTGGTGGGGAAGACCTCATCATGGCCCGTGCTGCTAGAGAAAAATTTCCATATTCTATTGAATGCAAGAACCAAGAATCTATAAATATATGGAAGTCATACGAACAAGCAAAGGAAAATGCTGGTGAATATGAGCCAATAGTTGTGTTGAAACGTAACAATGCTAAACCGCTAGTTTTAGTGGATGCAGATTATTTTGTAAAGCTACACAAAAACGGAGAATGATAATACAGGAGAAACCATGAGAAACATCAAAACATTTTTAATAGTGCTTTTGGTGGGTCTTTGTTCCTCTTCGATAGTTACCGCTGAAACAAATACGGTATCGTCAACGGTAGTGACAGACAAAGCACCGCCGACTGCATCAGCACCCTCAGTAGTCATCAATAACAGTGACGTTTGTAAATCAGCGTACAGTGCTGGAGTACAAACAGGGTTTGCTGGCATTGCGACAGGTATAACAGTAACAGATGAAAATTGTGAGAGAATGAAACTGTCTCGCTCACTTTTTGGTATGGGTATGAAAGTTGCGGCAGTGGCAACTCTTTGTCAAGATGCCAGAGTGTTTGATGCAATGATGATGGCTGGAACACCATGTCCATACAAGGGTAAGATAGGAAAAGATGCGTTAGAGGCATGGGAAGAAAATCCAGATGATGTTCCAGTGGGTTCAACCACTTTGGCTGAAAACACACAGATGATAGAGACACAACCACTTCCGATTGAAGAAGCTGGGAATGTCAAATCTGATGATTATTCGATCTATGAATCACAGGACTAAATGGATGCGATTGGCACTAATTTATTGGGGCGTATGTGCAATCGTCCTTGGAGCGTCGAGCTATGCGTTAGGCCAAGAGGCAGATAGCACCAACTGTCCATCTGGTGTCTCTGGACTTTGCACACCTGGCGTGTTTGAGTCAGCAATTGAAACAGTGACAGAAACAGTCGAGTCAGATGCGACAGGGACTACAACTACAACCACCACCACAACAGAAACCACAGAGACGACTGTGACTGTTCCAGAGACAGGAAATTTGTTGATAGATCAAAAAGTTCAAGAGATGGGACGTAATCAAAAATTCGGTGGTGACATGACTAAAGATTGGGGCGGTCAAGGGTCTGGTGGTATAAGAAATGGTGCGACTTGTGGTGATCTTGGAACAGACAAATGTGCAGAGTTGCCGGGTGGTGGTTCTTTCACTAGCACACTTGGTCAACAAGGGGTTGGGTCAACATACATACAAAACATAAACATGAGTTCAATAGACCCAGACATTGAAAGGGGCGGTCAAGTTCCTTGGTCAATACGAGTTGAGAAACGAGATGCCAGTGACTCTATTCATTTTAGAATAAGGAAATCAGATGGCACCACGACAACACTTTTAGGGTCAGAGACATTATCAGATGCCGGTGAGACAAATGCCTTGACAAATACTCTATTTCAAGGTAACTTTAGCTTTAGCGGAGCGATGACAACTTTGTCAGTTGAGGTGTCTGGTAGAGATGTTAATTTAGCGATTGGTCCATTATTTGATGATGTTACAGTGAATGTGATATACAATGTGGTTAACACGATTGTGACAGAGACGATTACAACAATAGAGGAGTTTGTTGCGCTAGGGACATTTGATCAAGAGACGATTGATGTTGCAACTGACATATTTGAAAATAATGATATTGGTCAAAATGATTTGGGTGAAGTTACTGTAGAACCTATGGAACCAGAGCAACAAGGACCAGGCCCATCTTTTGAATCTGTAGAGATGGAAATGAATACGGAGATGGGAATGCCAGATATGAAGATGGATATGGACATGCCACCACCGCCAATGGAAGTTCAAACATCAGAACAGAATGTAGAAGTAGAAATAGAAATGGAGATGAAGAATGATATCACTGACGATGTGGCCACTGCCGGTGGACCCAGTGCCAAACCAGAACCAAGTCAGGAAGGTGGAGCCGGTAAGCCCAAAGCAGAAGTTGAAGAACCAAAATCAGAATCTGGACCGCAATCTAACGAACCTGAGTCAGCAAAGGAAGAGGGGCCTGATAGTGAATCTTCTAGTGTAGAGAAACCAAAAGAGGTGGCAAAGAAAGAAACAAAACCAAAGAGTAAAGCAGAAAAGAAGCAAGAGGCAAAGCAAAAGGCAGCAAACAAGATTGTCAAAAAGATGGGAGACAAAGGTAGGTACGATGACGCAAACCAAATGAAAACTTTGGTGGTAATGCAAGTGCTTGGTGATACAAAAAGTTTCTTTGATAATCAAGCACAGTTACAAGATACGCCAGGATTTTTTGATAATACTAAAGTTCCAGACGCACAGATATCAGACAATAATGTCGCTGCTTATTTTATGATACAAGGAAGTGACGCAAGGATGGATGCGTTAACTGATTTACAATATAAATGAGTATGCTAGGTATATTTTGGATTTGTTCTGTTGTGGTATCATACGGTGTAGGTATGTATTTGGGAATGTATTTGTCTAAACCTAAACCTAAACCTAAGAAAAAGAGGAGAAGAAGGAGATAAACAAATGTCAGACGACGGCAAAACAGAAGTTGAGTTTGCCGGGGTCAAGTTTCGAGGTGGAAAGATATTCGTTATTATTACAGCATTGAGTACCCTCGGCGGTGGTCTTTACGCAGGCTTTGAGTTCTGGAAAGACTATATGGATATGAAGGAAAAGATAGAAAGTTATGTGGCACCAGACTTATCAGGATTTGATAAACGGATAGCAATCATGGAATCTAGAATGGACGAAGAAATAGATTTGTTCAAAGAAGAAATGAATGTGCTGAAGGATGAGGTCAAACTGATTGCTGGTATAAATCGGGATATGAAGATAGATATGAGGCAAGATGTTCGTAGGATTGAGAAGATTGTGGAAGATACGGAACAGAGAGTGAAAGAGGATAGCAGGGAGTTTTCTCGTGACATGAGAGATTTGAGAAAAGAACTTGAAGAGAAGATCAAGAAGGCTCTGAACAATCCACTTGCAAATATGAGGAAATAATGTTATTATTATGTAGTGTGCCATTTTTATCTTATGTCCTTGCAATTTTAGTGTATGCAATCATAGGCACATTTTCAGAGGACAGACTCACTGGAACAATATTACCTATGTATACCCTGATTTTTAACACTCTTGCAACCTATGCATTTTTTAGGTGGGCGGTGAAAAAAGTTGAAAAAAGGGGTTGACAATTCAAATCTTTTTCTCTATACTAAATAAAGATAGAGAAATATGGAGACTTAAAAAATGGATGCGATAACACACACATTGCTTGCAGTGGTATGTATGGCAGGGTGTTACTTCTGGGGTCGATATCTTGGTAAGCGAGAAATCGTAGAAAACGTGATACATTCTACGCTCGTATCCTTGGAAGAGGATGGCTTTATCAAGACCGTTGAACTCAAGAATGGTGAAAAGGAACTCGTAAAGGTAGCGTAATGAAAAAAATTATTTGTATTGTTGCAACTGTTGTTGCAATTTCTGGATGCACCGCACATGGTGGGGGTCTGGATAATAGAACAAAAGGTGCCATACTTGGTGGTGTTGCCGGTGGCTTTGTTGGAAATCAGTTTGGTCGTGGCTCTGGAAATGCCGCAGCAACAGCGTTAGGTGCTGTGATGGGTGTTCTTTTTGGCCAGTCCTTATCTGAGGATAACAGCAAAAAGTAAAAAAGTTCTTGACAAACTTCCCATTATGGGTCATAATAATATTATGAAAAAGTTTCTAATTCCTTTGTTATGTCTCTCCTCTGGAACTGTGTTGGCATCAGAAAGTAATTGTGATTACAAAACTGTTGTCAACACAGACTTTCAAGGGACGATAACTTCATCAAAGAATTACAACAAAACAACATATCCTCATGTTGAGGATACTCGCAAGTGTATTATCAAGCTTGATGTAAAAATCAATAAGGCTTGGTATCCAACTTCAGGCACATATATTTTTGGCCCCGACATGACAGAAAATGCTGCATGTAAGAGGGCAGAGGTAAGAGCAAAAGAATCTATCCTTAGAGAAGTTGTGCCAGAAAACTTAAACAGGACAATGAATCAAAACTGTGCAGTTCATGTCAGAACTGTCCCTGTAAAGAAAGCACCTGTTCTAAAAGTACAAATCAAAAAGGTTGCTAATCGTTCTAATGGAATGTGGAGAGAGAGTGGCTGGAAAAACATATATACTCCTCTCACAAAAGGATGCATACATTCAAATACCCAGTCAAAGGTTGTGTGGATCAATGGTAAAAAACAGTTCGCTTACAAAGAGGTATGTAGAGTAAAATGAAATATTTGATTGGAATAGCTATCGGGATTGCATTAACTTTGTTCTATCCAGATGTTGTGCCGTATATCAAGAACGCTTTTATTGAGTCGGGTGTTCGTGATTCCGCTGTAGAGACTCTAATGAGTGTAAAGTGAGGTTAAAATGTATATGATGGGTGTAGTCGTAAAAGCAGTGGCATTGAGTGTGCTATTGGTGTTAATAGCAATGAGTTTAGGTGCTTGCGGTAACACGGTAAAAGGTATCGGAACAGACATTGTGAGGATGGGTGAAAATATGATGAAAGAGGAGCCGAAAGATGTTGTCAGTAAGTAAAGCTGCCCTCATGGGATGTGTAAGTTTGATTGCATTAAGCGCATGTCAAACCACACAAGACAGTGCCATGCCTGGCACTAGTAAAGCGGTCAATGTGACCTATGAATATAAGCGTGACCGTGTAAAAGAACAATTGGATAACATTCCAGATTGGTTCAAGAAACAGGAAAATGATACTGGCAATATTCTTTCGGCCGGAACATCTGTGACGCCAGATATGCAGTTTTCTATTGATGCCGCAGTGCTAAATGCGAAAGTGGTATTAGCAGATAGAATTAATTCTAGATTGCGCTCTCAAGCAAAACAGTTTAAAGCCAAGGTTGGCTCTGGTGATCTTGATGCGTCTGTAATGTCAGAGTTTGAACGAGCGGTTAAGAATATCATAGCAGATACAGATGTGTCTGGATACAATGTGCGTGAACTTGAGATTATCCCACACGGCACTCAATATCGTGCATTTGTTCTGTTGGAATATTCTGATGCAGAAGCAAGAAAAATCTTGACAAATCGGTTGCGTAAAGATCGCATGTTGTTTGAAAAGATTCGGGCCACTAAAGCATGGAGAGAGTTGGATGAAAATGCTGACAAGCAAAAGCAAGAGGATACTGATCGCATCAAGCGTGAGTTGTCTACTCTTGATTCCAAACCAAGTCAAGGCACTTGAGCCTATCTCCACTGTCATCGGCATAGTGGGTGGTCCGATTTTCTGTAAGATGATTGAATGCAAAAAGGTAGAGACAAACTATCTTTTTGCAGAATATCCAGAGAAGAATAAAGCAAGACTGGCTGAGATGCGTAGTAACTTCAAGTGGGGTGGTTACTACGAAGAGAATGAGTGTGTCGATTCTTATGATAAAGAACTTGACAAGAAACATATCGTATGTTATATTAAAGGAAGATGGGAGATTGTGAAATGATTACAGCGTTGATTGTGATGGGTGCAGTTATTGTTGTTAATGATGTTTTGTATCTGGTGATAAACTAATGAGTGGAATGCATATGCTTCCCGTGTATTACACAACGACTAATACACGCAAACGTAAAAAGAGCAAGAAGACTCAAAGTCAGATTGCGGCTGAAAAAGAACACGAAAAGTTTCTCAAGAAAATGGGTATCGGCTCTCGTAGCTCAGTTGGATCAGAGCAACGGTCTTCTAAACCGTGGGTCACAGGTTCGAGTCCTGTCGAGAGCGCCAAACCAAAGGTTGTGTATGACTCCTCTATGGCAAAAAAAGAAGAGAAAGTCTATACAGGAACCGAAATCATAGGTATTGCACAGATGCATAAATCTAATGCTGTACCAGTGCGTGGTAAAAAACAAGCAACAGAGGTTGCTAATATGAGGCGAGGATGACAAAAGTTTGGGAAGATAACTTAAACATGTTAGTCCCATTTTATCTGATGGCATCTTATGCATATTATGAAGAAGATGATCCAATTCTTTCTGATGCTGAATATGATACGATTTGTCGTATGCTTGATGAGAATTGGGATACGGTAGAACATAGTCATAAGTGGTGTGTAAATAAGGAAGATTTGAAAGCTGGTACAGGATATTCTTTAAAATATCCAGACAGAGTTAAATATGCGACAAAACATTTTAGAGAGGAATTAAAAAATGAAAGTTGAAGTTCGTAATAATAATCTTGACGGGGCATTGCGTGTCCTAAAAAAGAAACTGCAACAAGATGGCTTGTTCAATGAAATGAGAAACAGAGAAGCCCATGAAACTAAGGGTGAGAAACGTCGAAGGAAGAAAGCTTCTGGCAGACAACGATGGCTCAAAGAACAAAAGAAGAGATTAGAAGAATATGGATTCTGAACATAGAAAAGAAGAAATTGAACTGAAGCCCCATGAGATTGCTTCAAAGACAGTCACACCTACACATACTAAAGATTGGTATATCAAGTGGGTGTCATCAATTATTCTTATAGTTGGCATGGTTCTTACTGCGAACAATTTATTCCCGTGGAATGTTCTTGTGCAGTGTTTAGGTATTGCAGGGTGGTTGATTGTCTCTGTAATGTGGAATGACCGTGCGTTGATTATTGTCAATGCTGTTGGGGTTGCCATTCTTTTGAATGGTTTTGTTGGTTACTTACTAGAGGTATGATGTTATGGCAAATCATGTAAGTTCATATATTTCGTTTCAAAATTTATCTAAAGAGGCGTATGATTTTCTAAATGAATTGATGCCCGATTATCAAACAGAAACTGATGAAATTTTAAGGAAGATATTTGATCTACCAGAGGGCACAGAATATAATTGGGATTGGTATGCAGACAATATTGGTGCTAAATGGATTACGTTTGAAGATGTAAGTGGTGAGGGAATGTCAACTGTCACCGCTTGGTCAGCACCGGAGGCCTTCTTTAAAGGTCTGTATAAAAAACTAGTGAGTCTAAACTCACCTGATGCCATGTTGTGGGCAAGTTTTGATGATGAGATGCCAAACTTTGTCGGTGTGTTTGGATTGGGTCCAAATGATTATGATTATGAGGAGTATCTTGACGAAGAGGATTATGAGCAATGTATAGGTTGTGTTCCTCATTATGAAACAGATGATGGTTGGGAACACAATGAAGACTGGTGGGACAAGTTCGATGAGTGGAGAGAGGGCGAGTATGAGAGTTTTGTGGAAGGTTATGCAGACTGGATTGAAGAAGAGGAATAAATAGAGTTATGGCAAAAAAGATTAAATCGAAGACAGACAACTCTGGTTGGGCTGATCCCTCTAAGAAAAAGAAGGTTCGCAAAAAACGCAAACCTATGACAGAGGAACAGAAACAAGCAGCGGCAGAACGTCTAGAAAAAGCAAGAGCGGCCCGTGCTGCAAAGAATCCTAACTATGGTCAATCCGGTATTCATGAGAGTTTACGAGACTTGCCAGATGATGCACCCATCAATCCGAAGAAAGTGAAACAATGGATCAAGACGCAAAAAGAACTTGCATCTATGGAGCGCAGAAATGAGAAAGCCAAGGTAAAGGGTGCAACTGACCGTAGAATGTCACATGAAGCGTATGTTCGTAACATGCAAAGATATCTACGAGATGGTGACTGGATTGACTTTTTCTATGGTGAACATCAAGAGAAAAAGATAAGATACATATGTAGAGGGCAAGCGTATTATTGGACAGGTCCAAAGAAGGGTGAGCCAAAGTTTGATGTTGGAACTTACTACCCGCTACTGGGAACGGTTTATTCACAAGAGATGTATGACGCAGACAATGGAGTAGAAAATGCCGATGTGCAAAAGACCAAAAGAAGACGCAAACGTAATCAAAGGTCCGTGGAAAGCAAAAGGAAAAAAACAAGTAGTAATTCCTGACGTTGATGTTGTTGCGATTCAAGAAAACATGATGTTTGCTGATGACTTGACTGAAACTCTTTTGGTGCAAATGATACACACTATGGGTGAGAATGGCATCAACATTTCAGACAAAGAGTTTGTCAGGGACATTGGATTTGTGATAGAAGCAGTTAAAAGCACAGTTTATCGTGACATGGATTTAGCACATCCCATGAGTAAAATTATGGAGATGTTAACAAAGATTGATGTTGACGAAAAGAATAGCATGAAAAGTGAAGTTGATTTAGAGTTGCTTGAAAAAGTTAGTATTACCGAAGAAGAACCAACACCCGCATGAGGTTATAATGATTTTAGTTGATATGAACCAGATTAGTCTGGCAAGCGTTATGATGCATTTGAATATTACGAAGAGGAATAGTGTTGAGGGCGGCATGGTTCGTCACATGATTCTCAACTCACTTCGCATGTATCGACAAATGTTTTTTGAAGACTACGGTGAGTTAGTTATCTGTTATGACTCTAAGCATTATTGGCGCAGAGATATTTTTCCACAATACAAAGCCGGACGTAAAAAGTCTAGAGAGTCATCCAGTCATGACTGGGATAACATCTTTGAGTTTCTAAACGCATTCAAAGATGAAATGATTGAGTTCATGCCTTACAAGGTATTAGAGGTCTATGGTGCAGAAGCAGATGATATTATCGCTGCGTTATGTGGTGAACTAGAATTTGACAATGGTAAAACACTCATTCTCTCTGGTGATAAGGATTTTATTCAGTTACAAAGATATGGGAACGTAACACAGTATAGTCCCATCACCAAAAAATTTGTGAATGGCGTGAACTGGAGTGATTATCTCAACGAACATATTTTGAGGGGCGATACAGGTGATGGTGTACCTAACGTATTGTCGCCAGACAATACTTTTGTAGATGGGTTGCGTCAAAAACCACTAGGTAAAAAGAAAATACAATCATGGTCAGAACACAATATTGAAGATGTTTTGCCTAGTGATGAGGTAAAGCGTAATTACCAGAGAAATAAAAAACTCATTGACCTGACAGAATCACCTAAAGAATTATTTCTAGAGTGTCTAAAAGCATATGCTGACGCTCCAGAGGGTGACCGTAGTAAACTACTAAATTACTTTATAAAGAATAGGCTCAACGAGCTAATGGATTCAATAGGAGATTTTTAATGCCATATACACCACTATTTCATGAAATTTTAGAGAAGGTAGCGAAGCTAAAAACAAAGAAACAAAAAGTTTCTCATTTGAAAGAATATAACACACCAGCACTCCGCATGGTATTGAAGTCTTCTTTTGACCCAAAGATTGTTTGGCAACTGCCAGAGGGTCCGGTTCCTTACAAACCTAATGATGTTCCAGAGGGAACAGAACATACGATGCTCTCTTCCGAAGCAAACAGATTGTATCATTATATTCAAGGTGGCAATCAAGCACTCTCACAGAATAAAAGAGAAAGCATGTTTGTTCAGTTGCTGGAGGGCTTACATCCATCTGAAGCTGAGATTTTGGTTGCCGCTAAAGATAAGTCTCTACATAAGATGTATAAGGGATTATCTGATAATGTAGTGAAAGAAGCTTTTGATTGGGACGACAACTACATGGTGGTTGAACATAATAGGCATGTGTCGGTTGATGGACCAGCAAGCGTTACAAGAACAGTTTAAAGACCTTGAATATCTTGCCGCTGACTTTTTAGAGAGAGAAGACTTTGAGTCAGCGGCCAAGTGTTATCAACATTTAATTTTAGATGACCCAGATGATGCTAGAGCATACTATAATCTGGCAATCGTATTACATGATCTGTCTATGTTCGATGAGTCACTCGCTTGTTATGAACAAGCAATCAAACTAGGGTATGATAATATTGCCAGAGCAAACTTGAACACTGGCATGAACTATCTTAAAATGGGAGACTTCAAAAGAGGATTTCATTATGTTGATTTAAAGTCAGACGGTGCGTGGAGACTGGGGAAAAACTTTGCGTTCAATCAAGAGGCACTATCTCACATTGATTTATGGGACGGTGAACCTCTTGATGGTAAAAACATACTAGTATATTGTGAGCAAGGATTTGGTGACAACATACAGTTCGTCAGGTATATTCCACAAGTTACAGAATTAGGTGGTAAAGTTATATTCTCTTGCTATGATCAGTTGCATAGTGTCTTCAAGGACAGTCCTATCCTAAAAGATGTGGATGTTGTGAAGGGTGCCTCCACTAACTCTGTGGATTTACATTTTAAAATCCCTCTATTGAGTCTTCCTAGAGTTTTACAGGCCACGATTGACAATATACCTTTCACAGATGGATATCTATCAAAGGTCAGTCGTAAAGATTGGGGGCTATCCTCTGAAGGTATCAATGTTGCGTTGGTATGGGAGTCAAGTGGACTTGATACTCGCCGCTCTATACCTCTCGAAACGATACTACCTTTATGTGAGATTCCTAACGTCAATATGGTAAGCATACAAAAAGGCAGTGGTATGTTTGACTATAGACGCAATCCAGATGCGAAAAACATCTTACCAAGTCTAGGTGAAAGAATACGAAACTTCTCTGATACAGCCGACATTCTATCTCAAGTGGATTTGTTGATATCTACAGATACAGCACCAATTCACATGGGTGGTGCGTTAGGTATTCCAACATGGGGGCTGCTTCATTTCTCTGCCGACTGGCGCTGGTTTAGAGAATCACATTATCCTGATACTAGTCCTTGGTACGAATCAGTGCGAATCTACCGCCAAAAAGAGCCTACAAACTGGGGTGAAGTGGTAGAGCGAGTGAAAGTAGACCTAAAAAAATTATCAAGTCCTTGAAATCAAACGATTCTTTTGTTGATTATTTTCTTGACAATATCGTCCCTATGTCGTATTATATGTATAGTGATGATGAACAAGAGGTTCAGATGATTGGTGTTGAAGTTACTGGTGGTTTGAAGAAGGACCGTGAACTGGCAGACGAGATTGTCTGGTGGTGCATGGACATGCTGATGCCCCGTCATCGTAATTTAGATGTCACTGTCAAGTTCACCAAGACTTTTGAGGACGGTGCCCAAGGGTTCTGTTATCAGGGTGATGATGACCGTGACTTCACGATTGAGGTTGACCATCGTTTGAGCCGTGCCACTTCTAAAGAAGAGTTCATTGAGTGCATCATGCATGAGATGGTTCACGTTTGGCAGGGTGCCACTGGTCGGATCAAAGACAAGTTTCGGGGTGGATACAAGAAACTCTGGAAATGTAAAGACGGCAAGTATCGGAACTATCTGAACACTGCTTACGAAAAACAGCCTTGGGAAGTTGAAGCCTACAAGATGCAGGGTCCGT